AAGAATTTGAAAGATATGGAAATCGTAGCATCTCATCATTCCTTAGAATGGTCGGTGCAGAAATGCCTTCTAACTCTGATCTCATCAAATGGGCAGAACAAGGAAGACTTCATATTAAATACACAGGTGTAACCTCTGCAGGAGCAGCGGGTGTCGCTAGTGCGGTTTGGACTATTCCTAGTCCGGGATCTAACTTTAATCCAGCTCTTGGTGGTGCTGGTAATCAAGCTGGTCAAGGTTTACGTGTTGGTCAAACTGTAATGATTTCTGATAGCACAGCAGGATCTTCACTTAGTAACAAGGGTATTGTAACTGCAGCAGCAGTAGCAGCAGGAACAACTACTGTAACTATCGCTTATTACGAGGCCGCTGGTCAAGCAATGGCAAATGCAGTAGGTTGTGAAATCTTCATTTATGGTTCTGAGTTCAACAAAGGAACTAACGGAATGGTGGGATCTCTTGAAGCTGATGACTTAATCTTCTCTAATAAGCCTATCATCATCAAAGACAAATACAGCGTCTCTGGTTCTGACATGGCTCAAATTGGTTGGATTGAAGTTACTACTGAAAACGGTGCTTCTGGATACCTATGGTATATGAAGTCTGAGCATGAAACAAGATTGCGTTTTGACGATTATCTTGAGACTGCAATGATTGAAGCAGTTCCAGCTGAAGCAGCTTCTGGTGCAGGTGGATTCCTTCAAGGTGTTGCTGCAGCAGCTTCTGGTGCAGGATTGAACGGTTCTGATGGTGTATTCTATACTGTTGGTCTAAGAGGTAATGTATTCGGTGGTGGAAACCCAACGACTTTAGCTCAGTTTGATAACATCATTTCAAGACTTGATAAGCAAGGTGCAATTGAAGAAAATGTAATCTTCGTTAATAGAGATTTCTCGTTTGACATTGATGATATGTTGGCTGCTCAAAACTCTTACGGAGCTGGCGGTACTTCATATGGTCTATTTGATAATGATAAAGACATGGCTCTAAACTTAGGTTTCACTGGATTCCGTAGAGGTTATGATTTCTATAAGACTGATTGGAAATACTTGAACGACCCAACAATGCGTGGTGGTCTAGTAGGTGGTTCAGTAAACGGATTGTTAGTACCAGCTGGTTCTACTACTGTTTATGATCAAATCTTAGGAAAGAATGCTAAGCGTCCTTTCTTACATGTACGTTACCGTGCTTCAGAAACTGAAGATAGACGCTACAAAACTTGGATTACAGGTTCTGCAGGTGGTGCTCAAACTTCTGATCTTGATGCGATGGAGGTAAACTACTTGTCTGAAAGAGCTGTATGTACTTTAGGTGCAAACAACTTCTTCTTATTCCAAGACTAAGAAGTATATCAAGAAGGGAGGGGGTAACACCTCTCCCTTTTATTTTTAAACTCTAATTTAATTTTATTACAATGAAAAAAAGTGAACAAAAGTACACCAACAAAGCATACAAGCTGACGAAGGATCAAGCTCCTTTATCTTATATGCTATCTTCCCGTCACTCTTCAAGATCCCCTTTATTATATTTTGATGAGGAAACAGGAGTAAACAAACCCTTACGTTACGCTCGTAATCAAAGATCACCTTTTGAAGATGAGCAAGACGGAAATGCTATTCTAGAACCTATTGTGTTTGAAGATGGTATGCTACAAGTAGCTAAGCAAGATCAAGTTTTACAGGAATTTCTTCATTATCATCCAGGGAACGGTCATGTATTTGAGGAAATAAACAGAGAGAGAGATGCTGGTGCAGAGCTTGAGGCTGTTGAAAGAGCTTTAGATGCTCAAATTGAAGCTAAGCAATTGTCTTTAGAGAAATTAGTTACAGTTTCTAGAGTTTTATTTGGAGCGCATGTTGATTCAATGTCTACGGCAGAATTAAAACGAGACATCTTACTATACGCAAAACAAGAACCTGATGATTTCTTATCAGCTGTTAATGACCCTATGCTTGATTTACAAGATGATGTGGTTCAGATGTTTACAAAGAACTTAATAGCTTTAAGAAACAACGGAAAAGATGTTTATTACAACTTGCCAAAAAACAAAAAGAAAATGTTGTCAGTACCTTTTGGAGAAGACCACTACTATATGGTAGCTTCATTCTTCCAGTCTGATGACGGACTAGAGGTCTACAAGGCTTTGAAAAAGCGTGTAGATGCTGAGTAAATATTTATATTAATCAAGAAAAGAGCTGCCTAAAAGGGCGGCTTTTTTTTTGCTATCTTTATGCTTTATTAACTCATAAATTATTATTATTATGGATAAATTTTTAAGTATACCGGTTACTGGCGAGGGAAGCCAACTAGTACCTTGTAATGACTTAAAGCTTGTAGAGGCGGCCTCAGCTACTTCAACAGTTTTAACTTACGGAAGCGGGAAGGTAATAACTATTACTCACGCAACTGTAGGCGCAGCTTCAGCAACAAACTCAGGAACACAATTCAGAAGTTTTATACAGTCAGAAGTTCAAGAAGCATTGATAACTTCATGGACTTTAGTAAGTAGAGTCGCAATCCCTACATACGCGGTATCTGATATTGCTATTGCATAAATTATTATTAACTCATAAATTATTATTATTATGGAAAAATTTATACGTATCCCCGTCTTAGACGCACATGGTACAAACAGTCAAGATCAACTGGTTTCGGTAACAGGGATTTTAAGTATAGGACAGCCTACAACAACAACGGCTACTATTAATTATGTTGGTGGTAAAGTAACAACATTAACATGGCCAGTAGCTTACGCTTCTCCAAAACTTCAGACGGCAATTCAAACAATTGCAACGGCAGCTTTAAAAACAGGATGGACCTCGGTTTCAGAATACTACGCACCAATAGGAATGGTATCGGGTAAACCAGTAAATACTGCTACTGAATCAGGATCGTTCTTAAATATTAACCCGCTTAGTGCAATTTCAATAGCTTAAATGAATACGAAAATGGAAAAATTTATAAATTTTAAAGAACTTGATGTTGTTAAGACGGGAACATCTACTGCAAATGGAGCAGCTGCTCTAACACTGACTGATAGTGCTGCAACTTTTACAAAAGTTGTTTTGCCTAATGCTATTGTATGGGATCGTACAACAGCAAGAAAATATCTTGTAACAGCTGTTACTTCAGATACTGTATTAGCACTAGCATCAATAGGTGTAGATACCGGAACAGGTATCCCTGATGCAACTGCTTACTTTATCTACATGCCAGAGTACACTGTTCTACAAGCGGGTACTGCAAATGGAAGTGGATCATTTCAGTTGATAGATACTACAGTAAACTTTATTTCAGCTGGAGTTAAGGTAGGAGACTACGCTTTAGATATAAGTGCTGGTGTTACTGTTCAAGTAACTGCGGTAGGAGCTACTGTATTAACTGTAGACGCAGCAACTTTTGCAACAAACGATAAGTATTTGGTGTATGCTTTAGGAGCTGATGACAGCGATGTTATATTAAGATCTGCTGATGTTGCTGATGTTTCAAATTCCTCAGCTGATACCTCTATAGTCAACCTTACCTACGGTATAGCAGGAACTTCAGTAATGAAAATTGATTACGCATACTCTTCTACAGTTGGATCAAACTCAGACATGAGAGCTGCAATACAAGATGCAGTTGTGGAGTCTTTGCAGACTTCATGGCCAAATGTAACGTATGATTTCCCAGGACTTCAAAACGTTTTTGCTAGTGGAAGTAATGCCACTTGGTTAGGAGGAAAAGAATATTTTTTCTTGAAAATCGCAAAAGTTTAGTGTCTTAGAGATATCTAATATTTTAAGAAGAAGGAGGTTGCTAAAAAAAAGCAGCCTCTTTTTTTTTGTTATCTTTGTGAAAACATTAGTTTTATGATTAACTCAGTACGCAATACAGTTTTAGCTATAGCTAATAAAAATAATTACGGATATATTTCTCCGCAAGATTTCAACCTATACGCGAAGCAGGCTCAAATGGATATGTTTGAGGATTATTTTTATCAATATAACAACTGGATAAATAGAGAAAAACAACTTACATCTAATACTGGATACGCAGATATTGTAAAAGGATTAGAAGAAGTAATAGATAGCTTTTCATCAACACAGGTTTTAACAAATAGTGGCGCTAATTTATTTTCATTACCAAGTAACTATTACTTGATTAATAAACTTAGTTATTATCCTACAATACTTGCATCTTCCACTACAACTACTGTAGGATCATTCACCTTAACAGATGCCACAGCAACCTTTATAACAAGTGGCTTAGTAGCTGCTGGTCAACTAGTTGGATCAACATCTTCTGCAAGTATTAACGCTGGTCAGAGTGCTTATATAGTAAGCGTAAATTCTGAAACACAGTTAACTTTAACAGCAGATATATTTAATACTGGTACACAGGGAGATTCTTATAGTATTACATCCTCAGCTAATATAGTAGAGGTTGAGAGAGTTAATCAGAACAAGATATTTTATCTCAACGCATCTCCTTTAACAGCTCCATCCGCAGGATACCCAGCTTATGTTCTTGGAAATGCAACACCAACAGGTTTGGGTAATCTAGTAAACATTTACCCTACTACAATTAATACAGCAGGGAATGTATATGCTCAATACATAAGATATCCATTACCACCAAAGTGGACGTTCTTTAACACATCAGGTCTTGACCCAATATTTAATGACTCTAAAGCAGATTATCAAGACTTTGAGTTACCGCTTTCTGACGAGCCTTATATAGTAGCTAAAATATGTCAATACATAGGTGTTGAAATTAGAGAGGGAGATGTCTACCAATTTGGTACAGCACAAGAAAACAGTAATGATCAACAAACTAGCTAGATATGTCATATATAAATCAGTATCAATACTATACAAATGATGGCACTAATCCAGTTGACGCAAATTGGGGAAGTTATCAGTACGTATCACTAAGCGATATAGTTAACAATTTCATGTTGATGTATCAAGGTAATCACGAGCTATTGAATAACCTAAATAGGTATCAAGTTTTGTTTCATGCTAAGCGTGGTATACAGGAGTTAAACTATGATGCGATGAAGGAAATAAAAGTTCTTCAGTTAGACATTACAGATAGTTTAAGGTTTGTTTTACCAGCTGACTATGTAAACTGGGTTAGAATATCACAATGGAGAGACGGGTTGTTATATCCATTAACTGAAAATATTCAGACTAATTGGGCTGAGGCTTACTTACAGGACAATAAGTCTAACTTACTATTTGATCAAGACGGTAATGTGTTAAGCCCAGAGGATAGTCAAGTAGATATGGCTCGTATTACAGGAGGTGGCAGAAGTATCTACCTTAATGAAGGCAGCCCTTATCATGGTCAGTCAGGATTTAATGATAACGGGATGTGGTATTTTGACTACGCAATTGGCGCAAGGTTTGGACTGAATACCGAAACAGCTAACAGTAACCCTACATTTGTTATAAATAAAAAAGCTGGAGTTATAAACTTTGCTTCTTTAGGAGCGAGCGCTTCTATTGTATTGGAATATATTTCAGATGGTATGGAGAATGGAGAAGACGGAAGCGTCAGTCTCAATAAGTTATTTGAAGAGTATATTTACGCTTACATAAGATATTCGATTTTAAATGGTCGCATAGGTGTGACTGAGTACGTTGTCAATAGAGCAAGGAAAGACAAGTCTTCTCTTCTAAGAAACGCTAAAATAAGATTAAGTAATATACACCCTGGTCGTCTCTTAATGAGTTTAAGAGGTCAGAACAAATGGATAAAATAATATGCCAATAGTAACCACAAATTTCATTGCTGGTAGAATGAACAAGTCAGTGGATGAAAGACTTCTTCCACCTGGAGAGTATATTGATGCCATTAATGTTAGATTAGGATCTACTGAATCCACCGAGATGGGTGCTGTAGAGAACTCCAAGGGTAACACAAAACTTACTAGTCTTGAATACTCTGGGACATCTTTATCTAGTTCCGCTGTATGTATTGGGGCTTTTGACGATTCACAAGCAGAAACAATGTACTGGTTTGTTCATGATCCAGCTAATCCAGTAATAGATGGAATAGTAGACATGGTGGTTTCGTATAACGTAAACACCAATCTATTAAATTATCATGTTATAACATTAAATACTTTAGCTTTTAATCCTAAGTTTTTAATTACAGGTGTAGACAAAATAGAAGACCTACTGTTTTTTACAGATGGTTTAAACTCACCTAAAAGAATAAATGTAAAAGACAACTATCCTTTTCCTACCGGTACGGTAGACGGAACAATTGAGGAAGACTTAGCGGTTATATTAAAACCACCGGGGTTTGAAACATCAATAGGAGCAAATGTTCCACTGACTGCTCCTACAGTATCCTTACTTCTTTTGCCAGGAGGAGAAAATTATATTCAAGATCGTTTTGTAAGCTTTGCTTATAGATATAGATATGAAAACAAGGAGTATAGTGCCACCTCGTTATTTACAACTGCGGCCTTTCAACCTGGTAATTTTGACTTTAATGCTATAACATATACCAATGATGGGATGTCTAACCAATTTAACGGTGCTAGAATAGGTTTTAGTACTGGTAGCAAAAGGGTTATTCAGGTTGATTTATTGTATAAAGATTCTAATACTAACAGCATATATGTAATAGAAAGGTTTAAGAAATCTGACTACGGATGGGCTAATGATGCTAATCAAGAATACGTTTTTTCAAACAGTAAAATATATTCAGTTATAGGTGCTGACGAGTTGTTAAGACAGTACGATAATGTACCTCTTCTTGCTAAGGCTCAAACCATTATGGGTAACAGGCTTATGTATGGTAATTACGTAGACGGATATGATATTGTAAATTCTAGAAAACAAAGAATTCCAATTGATTATAGCACGGCCCTTAACTCTATACCGTTAGACTTTAAAAGACTGCCAGCAGGAGTGTTTGCTACGGGTACAAGCTACACTATAAACCCTAGCACCACCACTACAGTACCTAACAGTAAGTGCCTTTTTAATCTTTCAAGTATAAGCGGATTGTTAAAAGAAGGCGCTACACTTAACTTTGGGCTTAGAATAGAACATTCATCTTTAAACGGCACAACCTCAACTACGTGTTACTTAGCGAATACCGCTTTTAAAAGTGCTGACTTAGACTTAAGTTTTCAGGTAACCCTAACGGCAGATTATACTGACGTATATGACTTTTCTATAGGTTCGGATTTTACAAATGCTATAGGAACAATACTAAACACAAACTTTCAACCGCTAGCTACTGCTGATCAAGGAAATTCATTAACTGATAAATTTAACGCGGCTTTAGTTCCTCCAAGTACAAGTTGTACGTTCTCTAAACTTAACAGTAGTATTACTAATCCTACTACTCAAGAAGGATTTAGTATCACTAGTAGTCCAGCTAGTCAAGTAATTGGATTACAAGTTATAGCAATGCAATACAGAAGTACCGACAATGCTCAAACCACAGACATGTATGAGTATTTTCGTTTTTCTTTAGCATCTTTAACTTTTTCAAATGATTTTGATAGAAGCACTTTACACAGTAACAGAGATTATGAAACAGGTATAGTTTATATGGATGAGTTCGCTAGAGCCTCTACGGTTTTGGTATCGGAATACAATACTATTTTTGTTCCAGCCGCTAATAGTATAAATAAAAACAAGATAAAAGTAACTGTAGATAACTACGCTCCTGAATGGGCAAAGAAATATAAGTTTGTTGTTAAGCCTAGTAAAACAGGATATGAAACTATTTACAGTAACTTTTTTTATGTTAGGCCATCTGATAACGTTGTCTTCTTTAAACTAGAAGGAGAGAATCAACAGAAAGTAAAAACTGGTGACACTCTTTTTGTTAAAACAGATATCACTGGACCTATGAGTTCTTTGGTAACCACTACAGTATTGGATGTTACAGCTGAAGCAAGAGATTTTTTAGCTACTGCAGGTGAATTAGGAGTCGATACCTTCCAACTTCCTGGATTGTATATGCAATTAAAAGCAAATAATTTTAATATTCTTGTTTCTCAAGACTCTGTTGTTAATCACGGCGAGTATGAACAACAAAATGGCGCCCTAAAATTTAATGTACCTCCTGAATACA